CGGGGGGCTAGGGTATGGCGAACCACGGTTGTAACCCGAGTAAACGCATGGCCGAAATTGAAAGTTTGCGTTTTGCGGCCGAAAACGAGGGGTGTGAAATAAATCGTCCCATCAATCGTCGCCTGGGAGGCCATTTAGATGGGTAAGGGCAGAAAGCCGACTCCTAAGGCGATCCTTAGTCTGCGTGGCTCTCGCGTTAGGGGGCCGCACAAGGCCGGGATCGACGCACCGCCTGGCGTGCCGCCGGCCCCGGCGTGGCTGTCGGAGGTCGCCTCAGCTGAGTGGCACCGGATCGTTCCGATGCTCGAGGCGTCGAAGGTGATGAGCCCGCGTCACCAGCAGACGCTCGCGGCCTACTGCGACTCTTTCGCGGACATGGTCCAGGCCGACCAGGAGCTCAAGGCCAACGGCACTACTCTGATTGACGACAAGGGTAGGGTGAGCAATCACCCGGCGTGGAACAGGAAGCGTGACGCACGGAATCAGATGCTGAAGTTTGCGGCCGAGTTCGGCCTGACGGCGTCTGCACTGGCGAGGGTCTCATCTGTTGACCAAGGCCCGCAAGAAGACGACGACGACGCCCGTATGTTCGCTTGATGCCAAGTCTGCCGACATCGCCGTGCGGTTCTTTGAGGAGAACCTGACGCACAGCAAGGGCGAGCTAGGCGGCAAAGCGTTTGTGCTCGAGCAGTGGCAGAAGGACTACGTCGGCAAACTGTTCGGCACGATGAACGGCGAGGTGCGGCAGTACCGCACGAGCCTGCTGGCGATCCCACGCAAGAACGGCAAGAGCACGCTTTGCGCTGGGATTGCGCTCAAACTCATGTTCGACGGCGAGCCGGGTGCCGAGATCTACTCGTGTGCTGCCGACCGGGACCAGGCCCGCCTGGTCTTTGAGATGGCAAAGGTCTGCGTAGAGAACTCGCCCAAGCTGCGGAGCCGGCTGCGAGTCTTCCGCAACTCCATCGTCCGTGAGGACACACACACCACGTACAAGGCCCTGTCTGCCGAGGCGTTCACGAAGCACGGGCTGAACGCTCACGGCATCATCTTCGACGAGCTACACGCCCAGCCCGACCGCGAGCTCTGGGACGTGATGACCACCTCGACCGGAGCCCGGAGGCAGCCGCTGTGCGTGGCGATCACCACGGCCGGCTACGACAGGAAAAGCATCTGCTGGGAAATCTGGCGTTACGCCCTGGCTGTCCGTGATGGGGCGATCAAAGACGACACCTTCCTGCCCGCGATCTATGCAGCTGATCCCGCAGATGATTGGACTGCCGAGGCTACGTGGCGAAAGGCCAACCCAAACCTCGGCGTATCGGTGAAGCTCGACGACCTGCGTGTCCGGTGCAAGCGGGCACAGGACATGCCGAGCGAAGAGAACACGTTCAAAAGATTGCACCTCAACTGTTGGACGGAACAGGACACGCGTTTTCTGCAGATGTCTCACTGGGCGCAGGGCGACAAGCCCTGCCCGGTGATGCTCGACGGCCGCGAGTGCTTCGGCGGCCTCGACCTAGCCACCACCTACGACACGACCTGCTTCTGCCTGCTGTTCCCGCTCGAGGACGGCACCTTCTGGGCCGAGCCTCACTTCTGGATTCCCGAAGAGAACATGCGGGACCGGGTGAAGCGGGACCGTGTCCCGTACGACGTGTGGGCCAAGGCGGGCAAGCTGCACCTCACGCCGGGCAACGTCACCGACTTCGACAAGGTGCGAGCCGACATCGTCGCGCTGTCCAAGAAATACAACATCCGGCAGGTGGCGATCGACCGCTGGAACGCCCATCAGATCACGGGACAACTGCAAGGCGACGGGATAAACGTCTTAGGCTTTGGGCAGGGATACGGCTCCATGTCGAGCCCTACGGCTGCGCTGGAGGCTGCCGTGGTCGGCGGCAAATTGCTGCACGGCGGGCACCCGGTGCTGGCGTGGCAGGCTTCCAACGTGGCGGTGCAGAGCGATCACCAAGGAAACAAAAAACCGTCGAAGGCCAAGAGCACGGAGCGGATCGACGGCATCGTCGCCCTGATCATGGCCCTCGGCATCCACGCGACATCGACCGCACCAGCACCAGCACAATCTTGGGACATCATCACGCTATGAGTGAGAACGCTGCCGCCGATTGGAAGATGATCGACCTGCGTGGCATCGAATGGCACGGCGACGGCGGCAGCCGGACGCCGTCTGGCATCCGCGTCACGGCCGACAACTCTATGGCCTGCTCGGCCTATACGGCGTGTATCCGGGTGATCTCGGACGCTGTGAGCTCGCTGCCGCTGCACGTCTACGAGCGGCTGGCCAATGGTGGCAAGGCCAAGGCCCCGTCGAATCCTGTCTACCGACTCCTGCACATGCAGCCCAACCCGTGGCAGACGGCGCAGGAGTTCCGCGATTGGATGACCGGGATGTATCTGCATTACGGGGCCAGCTACGCCGAGATCCGCCCTGGTGCTCGAGGTGCGATCTCCGAGCTGTGGCCGCTGCACTCGTCGAGGATGGAGGCCGAGCGGCTGGAGGATGGCCGGCTGCGGTACAGGTACAAAGAGCCCACGGGGAAGATCACGACCTACTCGCAGGAACAGATTTTCGCCCTCCGGTTCACGACCGAGGACGGCATCAAGCCGATCCCGACCTACAAGCTTTTCCAGAATGCCATCGGCCTGGCTCAGGCTCTTGAGGCCCACGGCAGCACATACTTCGGCAACGGTGCCCGGCCGGGCATCGTTCTGGAATCGGACAACCCGATCCCGCCCGAGGCATCCGAGCGACTCCGCGAGCAGTGGGAGCGGATGCACCGGGGGCCTGACCGTGCGTTCCGCACAGCGGTCCTGCCCAACGGCGTGAAGGCCCACGAGCTCTCCGGCAGCAACGAGGCGGCCCAGTTCCTCGAGACGCGGCAGTACCAGGTGATCGAGATCTGCCGTGCGTTCCGCGTGCCGCCGCACATGATCCAAGACCTGACCCGTAGCACGTACAGCAACATTGAAGTTCAGGGCACGGAGTTTGTGCAGCACTGCCTGCTGCCGCATCTCAAGCGGTGGGAGGCGGCGATCTCGCGCGACCTCATCGTGGACGACGAGACCTACTTCGCCGAGCACAGCGTCTCGGGCCTGCTGCGTGGCGATCACGCCAGCCGGTCGGCCTACTACGTGTCGGCACTGCAAAACGGCTGGATGACCGTCAACGAGATCCGCGAGCTTGAGAACCTGAACCCAATCGGGCCAGAGGGTGATCAACATTTCGTTCAGTTGAACATGACCACGCTGGAAAAGGTGGGCCAAGAGCCGCCGGCACCAGAGCCGGTGCCGCCCGTCGAGGACGAAGCAAGCCCAGCCGACGACGCAGAGGACCAGGTCGAACAGGAGGACAGCACCGATGGAAATTGAACGCCGCGACTTCGCCTTTGAGGATGACAACGAGCTGATCGTCGAGAGCCGGGCCGACGGCCGGGCCGCGATCGTCGGGTACGCTGCCGTCTACAATCGGCTGAGCCTCGACCTCGGCGGCTTCCGCGAGGAGATCCTGCCGGGGGCATTCGACCGGATTCTCACCCGCCAGCGTGGCAAGCAGGACGTTGTCGCCCTGTTCAACCACGACAGCAACATCGTGCTGGGCCGCACGTCGAGCGGGACGCTGGAACTGTCGAGCGACGAGAAGGGGCTGCGGTATGTGGTCACTCCACCCGTGAGCCGTGCCGACGTTATGGAACTGATCTCGCGGCGTGACGTTCGCGGCTCGTCGTTTGCGTTCACCGTCGACAAGGGCGGCGAGGGCTTCCGCCAGGGCGAGGACGGCAACGCTGTCAGACAGATCCGAGAGGTGTCTGGCCTCTACGACGTGGGGCCGGTTCTGGTGCCAGCGTATCCATCGACATCCGCTGCCGTTGCCATGCGTTCGTACGAGGCGTGGATGCAATCGCAGCAGCCGGTGCAGACGCCGGCCGAGATCGCCAAGCGTTCGCTCGTGCGTGACGCAGCTGCTGCGTGGACACTGAGGCTCAGAAATGTCTGACGTGCGGTGCCAGTGCGGTGAGCGTCTGCGGTGCCGATCCAGCAG